CCATCCAAGATCCAGACATTGTAGCCCCACTAGACTTTAACGTCCTAGGTGGCTCTTTGTATTCTCGATGCGCTACAGGATAAGCAAAGGTCACGGCTAACGCATCAGCCGCATCAGGACTCGCTAATCCCCTAGACTTCATTTCCTTCTTACCCTCAAGGAAGATCGTACCAGCACTATTGGGTTTTTTCATCGGGCCAACCAGATCGGCCTTTAACTGCCGATCCTTCGGAATGCTCGCAGACCTTAGCCAGTCCCGCATCGCACCCCACATCTCAGCCCGCTTATTACCCCACATCACTGGGTTTTTGGCCTTCCAACCAAAATTGACCCCTCGCACCTTATACCTTTGTTCAACCAAGCGGTCAAGTATTCCATACCCTAGCCCACCCTCGTCAATTACCGTCAACGTGGGCTTGTACTCCTCAATCGCATCAATCACATTCCCAACCGTCGTCATCGTATCGTCGCCCCTAAACCGCTTTATCGCAACAATGTCGCGGCCCTGCCTAACCACGATAACCGTTGAATCCAATCCTCCTCGCGCCGGATCAACACCAATGACAATCGGCGCGGTCTGATCCTTGTATTTTTCCCGCTCCATCGCATCATCGACCAACCTTGGCCCAATGAACTGGTCGTCCCCACTAGCTGGAAACTCCCCGTATACCTCCACCCGCGCTTGAGGCGAATCCTCACCATACTCGGCAATGATCTGCTCATACGTATTCTTGTCAGTCCCCTCAACCTCCCTGGCATCAATCTGCCTGCCCTTCCAAAAATCCCGCTTGCCATGAAATGTCTCAAAGAAATACCCACTATTCCTCCTCGGATTACTAAACGCAAACCAGTACCTGTCTAAAATATTCTCAGTAAAAAACCCCGCACCCACCGCCCAGATCGGATCTGGTATTCCGCTTGCCTCGTCAAAGATCAACATCATTCCGTCATGATTGTGAACACCCGCATACGCATCCGGGTTTTCTTCACTCCACAACTTTCCCTCTGCCGCCCAGTAGCGCGTACCCTTCTTCAGATCCCGCTCGACCAGTTCCGTCAACCACTGCGCCGGCACAATCTTGGTCGCACTGATCTCCCACCAGTAGCTGTTGATAATCATCGCTTGCCACTTAGTCAACTCACCCCAGGTCACCGACCTTAACTGGCTCTCACTGTTTGCACTCACAATCACCGTAGAACCAATCCGGGTAGTCAGCATCCACAAAATCAACCAACTCACCAGCGCACTCTTACCAATACCTCGGCCACTAGACACCGCCTCACGCAGCGTCTGCATATCCACCTGGCCCTGGTTGTCTTTAATGTGCTTGGCAATGTCTCGCAGGATCTCTCGCTGCCACTTCCTCGGCCCACTGAACTTAGCCAGCGGCGTATTCGGCTGACCCCACGGGAACGCAAACAACACAAACGCCTCCGGGTTGTCCGCAATCGTTGGCGACCATAACTTGGTCATCAAAATCTGTTCGTCTTCGGCGCTGTACTTGGTTTTTTGCATGGTTATCCCTTAAACCGCTTCCCAGAGCGACTTCTGCCCACGCAGAAGTTCGTCAGTATCAATCCTTGGTCTGCTCTTGACGTTCCAGTTGCCGCCGCCACGCTTGCCTACTAAGTTCCATCCCGACGCCTTCAGACTAGCGCCACCCTCTGCCGGCAGCGTGTAGGTAATCAATCTCCTGTACCCCAACGCCTTTGCAGCCCTCCAAGCCGCACCGTACAGCATTGAACAAGCGTTTTTGGTTCCGTCCGTACAGCATCGGTTTACCTCAAGCACCCAGCCGTTATCCAAATGTCTTGATACCGGCCTACCAACAATCGCCACCCCAACCACCTTATCGCCATCGCTCACCGCAATTGAAAACTTATGACCAACCACCGGATTGTGATGCCGATGGTGAATCTCCACAAAGGCGTTGGCCTCTTCAAGCGAGATTGGCGTGATTGATAGGGTCATAAAAAAATAAAAAAAATTCTTGCGGGGGTACCGTTACCGTGACCGGTCGCCCGCCGGCCCTCCCCGGCCCCCTCGGCCCTACGGGAAAACCCTCGGTCGGCCCTGCCGGACCCGATGCGGTAGCCGTAGGGGGAATCACATCATTGCGCTAACCCGTTGATTTCATTGCGTTTTCGTCTCCGCGGTCGGCGATGTTACCCCCATTGTTACCCCCAACGTACTCGACCGTAACAGGCGTAACGGCATCCGTAACAAGCGTAACAGGGTCTGTTACGGTCAGTAACGGCGTGTCCATCTCGACGATCTCAGCCTCGATCAAGCGTGCCTGCGCCTGGGCGAGTGCGTCGGTGATGCTGATGTTGCCGCTCACCTCGATCTGGCGCGGTGCTTCGGTCCAGCGCATCTGCGTCTTGGTCCACCAGATGAGCGACGCCACGTCGCCGGCCATGGCCTTTTGGAACAAAGTCTTGCCGATTCCGGCGTGAGCCTTGGCGCGGCCTTGCTCAAGGTTCTCCTTGAACCGCTCGCGCAAAGTCGAGACGCCAATCCCGCCGCGAATCAACGATGCGATGTGCGCTTCAGCAACGCCATAGCCAGCCATTGCCTCGACTTGCTTGCGCTCTTCGTCCGTTGGTTCAAAGCGGGGGCGTCCGCGACCTCTCGATTCTTCAATTTCTTGTTTATGGTTATTCATGAACTTGCTTCTGTAACGTCTTGAATTCCCTACCACAAATTGAGTTGACTGCGTTTTTTCCAGTATATTCCTCCCATCGTTTGATTATCACATCGCAATACTTTGGGTCAAACTCCATCACAAACGCTTTGCGCCCCATTTTCTCGCATCCGATCAATGTGCTGCCGCTTCCACCAAACAAGTCAAGAATAAAGTTTGATGAAACTTTAAACCTATTAAAAACCCATTCGATCAATGATATTGGCTTTTGTGTTGGATGAACCCTGTTTGTCTTTTCTGATGCCATTGTGAATTGGCGCACAACGCTTCTAAAGTTTGTCCATGCCAACTCGCAATCCGTTTGATCTGACTGCCCGTTGTTCTTGTCCCAAACAATCCAGCATTCACTGTCTGGGAGTGCGGAGCCGTAATAATTTGCCCCCCACCAGACATGGTTTGCGTCCGGGTAAAGGCCAAAGGCCAGCAAGAACGAATCTTTCGCTGCGTCTGTGTTGTCATCCCCAAGAATGTCCTGCCCGTAGTTTTTCTTCAGAACAGATGATTTTGTCACCGCGTTCATCCCATAGGGCGGGTCCGTGAACACCATCTCAGCCTTTTGCCCATCCATCAACTTCTCAACCGCGTCAATAGACGTAGAATCGCCGCACATCAGTCGGTGCTGTCCTAGTATCCAAACGTCGCCCAATCGCGTTGTAGGCTCTTCTGGGGCCTCTGGAACGGCATCCTCATCCGTTAACCCAGGTTCCACCTCCAACGGCGTGAGCGCGTTGATCTCATCTAGGCTAAAACCAGTCAAATCTAGGTCAAACCCTGTCTCGCCCAGCTCTTTGAGTTCAAGGGCCAGCATTGAGTCATCCCAACCCGCGTTCAGGGCCAGTTTGTTATCAGCCAGAACGTAGGCTCGCTTCTTTGCGTCGCTCCACCCTCGAGCCACCATCACGGGGACTTCACGCATCCCCAGACGCTTCGCTGCCATTGTCCTGCCGTGACCAGCGATGATTCCTCCATCTTCATCTACCAACACTGGGGTAGTCCACCCCCATTCTTTGATACTGGCAGCGATCTGCCCTACCTGCTCATCCGAGTGTGTCCTAGCATTTCTGGCGTAGGGGATCAATTTTTCAATGTCCCACTTTTCCACCTGATCTGCTGGATTCATACTAATTTTTTTCATGTTACCGATTTTCCCCTCAAGGTGAAACCTTTGCGTAACGTAACGGTCCGCATCGTACCGTAACACCGTAACACCCTAAAGGGTGTGTTACGTTACGTTACGGTAAACTCGCCTTTGCCGCCGTAACAATGTTACGGCATGTTACGGCTTGTTACGGTTGTTACGGACTAACTTTTATAACGAGTTTAGAACCCAAGACTGTATCTTTAACCAGCCATCCCTTATCATGCTTGCCTATAATTTCAGCATCGGTTAAGTCTCTGATAATCATTCCCGGTCTAGCTGAAGACTTCAGATGTTGGTCTACCGAGTTGGCTTTGATGCCCTGCTCAAGCAGAAACGTCTTAAACGCTTCCCTGCTGACATACGGCATCTCATCCACTATCTCGGCCCCGCCAACAAACCAAGCTCGCTCAAGATTGGTCTTGTGGTCTGCCAGCTTGTCTTCTTTTGGTTGTGGGATACGAAGGTCGCCCTCGGCAAACATCTCAAACACCGCCCCAGGCAGTGGCATCCCATCCTCATCCTGCCAACCTAGGTCTACTGGACTGAGGCATCCAAACAGATCGCTTGGTTCTGGCGCGTCTTTTTGCTTAGTGCAGCTAACGATAATCTCGTGAGTTTTACCGTGAA